TAATGATATTATATCTTTTTTAGGAATTAAAATAAAACTATCATCTTCTGGATCTTCTTCATAAAAATCTCCACATTCAAAAGCAAGATCAACAGATAAAGAATTTTCTCTATCCTTTAAATTGTTCATAATTTTTCATATCTTAACTAATAAATTTTTTATATTCTCTCATTCTTCTTTTTCTAAGACCTGGGAATTTTTTATCATTAATTCTAAATGTTTTTATTAATTCAGCAGTTTTTTGATAATTTCCTTTTTTCAATTCTTGGATAAAATCTGATTTTAACATACCATTTAATCCAGAATTATATGTTATAGAAACTAAAGCATCATATTGATTTTGTGTTAATTTAATATCAATACCTTTATTTTTCCATCTTCTCCATAATCTTCTAATACCAGCAACTTTTTTATTTACATCTTTATGAAATAATCTTGTTGCTTCTTCTTTGGTGATAGTATCACCAATTTTATATTTAGAATTTTCTATTCTTTCTGCATGACCATATCCAATAGTAATCATTTTATCACCTAATTTATATGCACTTAAACTTAATTTTTCTTCATCTCGAATCATATCCCAACCATCTTGACTAAGATGTAATTCAGAAATATCTTTATAAGCAGGATTTTTTAATGTATCTTCAAAATTAGTTTCTAAATTATTTATTTTAGAATCAATATCTGGAATAATTTCATTGGTTGTGTTTTCTTTTTGTTTTTCTAGCTCTTCAAGAAATTCTTTCATATTTTCATCTTCTATTTCATCTTTAATCTCAGGTTGAGATATTAATGCTTTAATTTCTGAAACAGAATAAATAGCTAATAAACTGATTATTATTATTTTGATTGTTTTTTTTGAAACTTTTTCTTTTAATTTGTTGAATATGTGTCTTATATTCATACTTTCGTTTATATTTATAAAATTATTATAATTTTTCAAAACTTTAATATTTAATTTTAATTATATATTAATTATAATTTTTTGTTTTTATATATAGTCATATGATAACAAAATTTGAAACCTTAAAATTATTAGAAAAGAACTCATATAATATTTTTTCATTTAACACAAAATCAATAGATGATTTGTTTAATTATATTAATGATAATTATGAAATAAATTTCTTAGATAGTGTGGGTAATAGTATCTTTCAACATAGTCTTATTAAATATCATTTAGATGAAAAAATTCTAGATTTATTAAATTTATTATTAAAAAAGAAATTTAATTTTAATATGGATAAACCAGATTTGTTTTTTCATATATTTAATACTTATAATACATTTCCATCAATTAGTTTAGAATTATTTTTATTTTTTATAAATAATGTTGATATTAATAGATATCATTTATGGAATTTATATATTGCAATGTGTTTATATATTAATCATTATCATACTAATAATATATCTAAAAAAGATAATTTAGAAATTATTATTAGTCGTTTATTAGAAAAATTAAATGGTTTATCACAAGAAAATAAAAAATATTTATATATGTATCTTAATAAAGTTTATACTGATGATGAAAAAAATGTTGCATTTAATATTATAGAAATTATTTATGATATTGATAAAAGATTATTAAATGGTGTTTTATCAAAAATAACAAATAATTCTCTTATAAAAATGATTGAAAAATCAAAAATGTCAAATTTCTATAAAAAACAAATAGAAATAAATAAATTTAAAATATAAAAAAAATGTCAAGTAAAATACACAAAATACTTGACATTTTTTATTTTTAAAATAGTAAATTATATAAAAATTTTAATTTTTCAGCTATATTATCATTATATTTTATTCTAAATAACGTTATATTATTTTCTAAACAATAATCTGTTTTTATTTTATCATGTAAAATAATTTTATTATATGCTTTTTCACCAAAAAAATCAATAATTTCAAAATGTTGAATACCATCATATTCAATACATATATTATAATCAGATAAATAAAAATCAAATGGTAATTCTCTCTTATCTTTACACTCAGTAAATTTTTTTTGTGATTCATAATTAATATGATAATAATCTAAAAAACTTTCTATTTTTCTTTCACCTTGACTTAATCTACATTTAGGACAACCTCTACCACTTAAATGTCCTTCAGGTGATTGATAAAAAATACCATGTTTTTCACATTTAATTTTAATTTTATCATGAGAATGTTTATAATCAACAAATGAATAATCATATTTCGTATTGTGAATTTCTTTTGCTTTAATAAATTCACCAGTGTTTGATGTATTTTTACCACATATTTGACAACCATGATTTTGTAAATGAATATATGGTTTTTGTTCAAAAACACCATGATAAGGACAAATAATTTGTACTTTTGTTTTTCTATTGATATAATTTACTAATGAATAATCATATTTATCACCATGTTTTTCTTTCGCTTTTTTTATAAAATCATTTTTATATTTTTCTCTCTTTTTTTCTATCATACATTTAGGACAACCTTGTCCATTTAAATGATGATCTGCTCGAATAGTAAATTCTCCATGAATTGAACAAAAAACATTAATCATAGATTTAGAATTCTCAATAATTGTATTAGAATAATCATAATTATGTATTTTTTTAATTTTTTCGATATAATTCATTATAATTTTTATATTATATTTAAGAAAATGTTTAAAAAAAAATGTCAAGTATATACACTTGACATTTTCTTTTAAATTTTAGGCATTGATGGTGGCTTAAAATTGTTCAAATTAGGCATTTTAGGCATTTTACTCATCATACTATTTTGTTGTTCTTGTTGTTGTTCATTTTGTTGAGAGTTTCTTTCATTTTCAGATTTATTTCTTTCATTTAAGATTGAAATCCATTCTTCAAATTCCCAATAACTCATTCTATCTATTTCTGTTGGTTGCATATTTTTTTGCCACCAAAATTCAAATTTATTTTTAATTAAAGTAGTCAAATGGATTTGAAACAACGAAAAGACTTGATGCACCGTTGGGAAACGTCATATCTGTGTGGACCTCCTGACCACACTCTGGACATTTCATAGATAATCCTTTTAAACCAAAAACCATTTTATCAACAGCATGATTTAAAATTTGAAATGTTTTCATATCTAGTCGTTTATATTCATCTTCCTTTGCTTTAATACCATCATCTGTAATAGTTACTCTATCATATAATAAGAATGGAATTATTTTTAAGAAAGAAACATTTGGATTTTTTTTCTCATTCACTTTTGTTTTAATATTTTCATAAAACACTTCTTGAATCCCGATTGTTGGTGGTGCCATTTTATAAGTAGCTTCATCAATTTTAAATTCAAAATATTTACCTTGTTCATTATAGAATTTTTTTAATTCTTCTGGCATTTTATGATTTTCAAATGTTTTTGGTGTCTTTGAATTTGCAGTTGCTCTAAAAGGAATTGAGAAATCATGACTACAAAATTCACATTGAACATCTTTCGCTAAACTATTTCCTGATTGAAAAGTCAATTCTCTAATCATAAAAACAATTTGAAGTCTATCACCATCTCTTAAATCTTTATAAGAACCTTTTTTACCATTTGGTAATTCTACTCTTACACAAGCAGATAATAATTGATTCATTTTTTCAGTTACATCTAAAAAGTTTTTATCATCCACAACAGAATACGCTTGAACTTCATTTACTTTTGCTGACCTAATTTTAATTTTAAATCCTGATGAATAAAACATACCAAGTGGTAATGATTTTAAATCAACATTTAAATAATCTAAATTATTTGATGATACAGGCATTGCATTTTTTATTTCAGCCACTTCATTACTCATTTCATCTAAATTAGAAGTTGTTTCTTCTAGAAAAGATTTTAAATATTCTTCTTGATCATTTTTATTTTTTTCATTATCATTCATAAATATATTTTTATTTTTATTTATATATTTTACAAATGCTAGTCAAATCTTTAGTTTTTTATGAATTTTCGAATTTTCATATTTAATTCTGAAATTTTGTTTTAAGTTATCATTTTTTATAGATATATTTTAAAGATCCAGAATCATATATTCTATATATTTTACGACTGAGCATGATTTCATGCTCAGTCATATTTTTATCAAATCCTTGTTCAACTAATACATTTTTTCTAAATCCAAATCTGTGTTTTCTAATACTATCAATAACATAAAAATAATTTGGTTGAGTTTTATGAATAAATTCAAATCCAAGAGTTTCATATAAGTTACCATTTGAATGACTTCTATCTGCAAATGTTACAATTTCTTTTGGTTTATAATTATTGATGAAATAATTAAATAATTTAGATGCACCACCAATAACATTAGTATTTAATTTATTACAGAATCTTAGTAATTCATATTCATTATCTGTTTTTGATGTAGAATTCATCATTTTTCTTTTCTTACCAAAAGTCATTAATGAAACCAATTCATTTTCATAATATAAACCTAACTTTATAGATGAACCAACAAATCCTTGTAAATGATTTTGTTCAAGAAAATCTCGAATCAATTTATTATATTTTTTATCTGATATATCTTTTATTTCAGTTTTTCTTGCATAAATTTTATTCTTTATTTTACCTAATTTATTAAGAATCATTGATTTAAGTATTTCATTCTTATAATTCCAATTGTCTTCCCAAATATGAAATAATTGAATTCCTTGTTTCTCACATTCTTCAGTTTTATTTAAATGATATTTATTTTCTTTATAAAGTTCATTATGCCAATAAACACCATTAAATTCAAAAGCTAAGTTTAGTTCAGGAAGATAAATATCTAATTCTTTCCCATCTAAAACTTTTCTATCAGATATAATAATTTCACCATTATAATTTTCTTTGATAAAATTCAATAATTTATTCTCTTTATCTGATTGATGTGAATTAATTGGATTACATAATAAACATGGTTCCACATTAAATCGTAATCTATTTTTTAATAAATCTTTATGTATAGTGTATTCATGATTTTTTTTACACATTATTCTAATTTCATCTGAATTAATATGTATTATATTAATACCTTTTTCTAAGAAATTAATAATTTTTTTATCTTGGATTTGTTTCTTAAACTCTGTACTTTGTGAATAATGTTTAACACCATATTTTTCTAAAATCGTTTTTTCTTTTTTCTTTTTGAAATCATCTGTTTGTGAATAATATTTAGCACCATATTTATTCATAAATAAATCTTCTTTGATTTTCATATATTCTTCACTTTGAAAGAAATGTTCCACACCATATTTTTCTTGATTTGTGTGTTTTATTTTACTCTTATAATCTTCTGATTGTGAATAATGTTTAACACCATATCTTTCTAAATTTAAATTCTTTATTTGTTCTAAAACTTCTTCTGATTGTAGTGTTGATTTAACACCATATTTCTTAATATTTGTCGTTTCTGTTTTTATATGTTTACACTTTTTACATGAATAAAAACCTTGATTCTTTATATTAGTCACATAATTATAATATTTTATTTTTTGTAAAGATCCACAAATATCACATTCACATTCTATTGTTATGTGACTTTGTTTTGGTAAATCTTCCACGTTTATTTCTATTTCATCACCACCTTTTATATCAGTGTATCCTAAATTCTTATAATATTTAACATATCTATTGTTAATTTTTATTATTAATTTCTTTGTAAGTATCATAAAACTATATATTAAATAAATTAGGTAATAAGACACCAAAAACGATTTATTTTTTTAAATATATACATTAATTATTAAAAAAATGAAATCATAATATGGCACAAATTACAATAGAACAATTAATAGATATAGTACAGGCAGAATTAACAGTTTCAGGTCTATTTCCAAAAACATTACCAGATGCTGAAATTTATCGATTAATTAAAGAACATGCATTAGAATGGTTTTATAAAAACTATCATTATGCAGTTATTAAATCATATTATTATATGGAAAGAAAATGCTTTATTGAAGAAATTTACACAAAATATAGATATTTTGTGTTACCAGATGAAGTAGAATCAATAACAAGAATCATAAAAATAGATGATCCCAGTTTATTTAGATTAGGAATACAAGCACCACATTTAAGTATAAATCTTGGTGTAACTAATCAACCTTTTTTAACATCATTCGTCACTACTGCTGGTGATTTAGGAGTTTATCGTTCAATCATATCTGCTTTCTCTGATGAGATAAATAAAATGAACAAACAAACTTTGAAATATGATTTTAATCATCATAATCACAGATTGAATATACTTACAAATGTTGATACTGATGTCGTTTTAGAAGTTTATTTAAGAATAGAACAAGAAGATTTATTTGATGCTCAAATATTTAAAGATTATGTTATTGGATTAAGTAAAGTTAGATTAGGTGAAACATTAGGAAGATTTAGTTTCAATATGCCTGGAAATTTTCAGTATCAGGTGGATGATTTTCTGCTTCTAACCATTCACCTATTGGTAAACGAAATGTCTTATTTATAAACAATGGTGTTATTTCACCACTCTTTAATAATCTTACTAATTTATATGCTTTCATGTAATAAAATTAAAGTTTATTGTTTTTCTTTTTTCTTCAATTCTCATTTTGGTTATATCAATTGTTTCCTTATCTAACTCATTCCCGATACAACTTCGACCATATTATATTTTAAGAACAAAATCGAGAATAGATTCTATCTGTTCATCTGTTGATTCTAAATCAGTCCAAGAATCATGTATAAAATTACTTAATTCAATAATTTTATCATAATCAGTTAC